TGCTCAAGCGTAGTAGAGACGGCGGTTGCGAGATGCTCGATATCGAGTTCACTGTCACGGATGGGCCGTTCAAGGGTCGCAAGTTCTGGCAAAACATGGTGCTCGCAGGCACCACGGATGGACACGCGAAGGCCGTCGACATCAGCCGCGGCACGCTCAAGGCGATCTTAGACAGCGCGCTCGGACTACACCCCGACGACAAGAGCCCGCAAGCGCACGCCGCTCGCACGGTCGAGCTCAAGCAATTCGAGGGAATGACCTTCGTTGCCAAGATCGGCCAGGAGAAGGGCGGTCCTAGGAATGATGGCGGTGGCGGAAACTACGATGACAAGAACATCCTCGCCGGCGTGATCACGCCTGACCGCAAGGAGTGGCATCCGGTTGAGCAACCGCCCCCGTTCAATGGCGGAAGCGGAGTCACGAGTTCTTCCACGCCTCCTCCGTCCGCGCCTCCCGTCCAGCGGCCAGGGTGGGCGTCGTGAAGAAGATGCGCAGCGTCGCAGAAGTCTCGCTCTCCGCGATTGAAGATCAATGGCAACGCGACGCCACTGCTGCTGCCATTGCGGGTGCGCGCGGGGTCGTCCAGATGGGCGGCCCCATCCCACCGGGCGCACCGGTCGGACGGTTGAGTGATGTTGAGTGGGGGTGGATCGTCGCTGCGGTGTTGTTCGGCTGGATCGGTAAACGCGCCGAACAGGCAGCTGCAGAACGGCTTGACACGGAACAACTCATCCGCCTGACCGCGCTCGACCCCGAACCGTGGGACGCCGGCGCAGTGATAGCGATCCTGCCGGAGCTCGCTGATGCCTGTTCCGACTTAGATTGGTCGAAACCGCTGACCGCATGGTCGCGTGAGGACATCACCAAGTTCCTGCTCAGGAGCATGCCGCTGATCCGCAAGGCGATGATCGCGCGCGACCTGGGCGACAAGGGCGTCACCCGCCAATCGAGCGCGAGCACGATCGCGCGCCAAGCCAACGCCGCAGCAGGCGGCCCGCTGATGACGCCTGATGAGTTCAATGACGAGATTGGCCTTTGACCGGAGTGTCGCTCCCGTGCTGAACCTCAATCGCGCCAATCTCTCGATCGAGCCTATGAATAGCGCCATCAATGACGCGATCGAGCGCGTGGCAAGCACCACGGCAGAATTACCGCGCCCTTATCTGGGCGCATCGATTGTCGGGCACGAGTGCCTGCGCCGCATTCAATTCGACTGGTGGATAAAGCCCGTCCTACCGGCGAGGGCGCGCGAGATATTCGACCGCGGGCACTACTTCGAGGAACGCGCGCGCCGACTGCTCACGGCAGTCGGATTCAAGTTCGCGCCACCGGAAGTGCTGGCCTTCAACGCTGCCGGTGGCGCGCTACGCGGCCACGCCGACGGCATCATCATTCACGGCCCCGATCTGCCGGGCGCCTATCTGATCTATCCGTTTTTATGGGAGCACAAGGCGGTCAACGCCAAGAACTGGCGCGCGGTTGAACGCGACGGGCTCGAGAAAACCTTTCCGCAATACGCTGCGCAAGTCGCGCTGTATCAGGCATACCTCGACATCGCCAATCCCGCGCTGTTCACAGTCACGAACGCTGACACGTGTGAGTGGCTGCATTTCCTCGTGCCGTTCAACGCCGAGTGCGCGCAACTGTGGTCCGATCGCGCTGTCAATATCATCGAGGCGACCCGTGCCGGGGAGTTGCTGCCGCGGGGCTTTGATGATCCCGAAGATTGGCGCTGCCGCATGTGCCCCCACAAAGAGCGGTGCTGGAGGTGACGAGCCATGGCACTGCCGCGCGAGCTTGCTGTCAAGCTTGGCAAACCGATCCGCCTGCTGGCCTCCAACAGTCAGGGCGAAGCCTTTGCTGCACTGTGTGCCATCGCGCGCTTGTTGGAATCCCAGGGCTATACCTTTCATACGCTCGCCGAGCACGTCGAGAACGCAAACGGCAGCAGCCTGAGCGAGGATGACAAGAAGAAGATCCGCAGCGAGATCGAGAACGCGCGCGCTCTTGGCTACGCCGAAGGAGTGAATGCAGCGGAGGCCAGGCAGCACGGCACCGGCGCGTTCCGCAACACCGACGGGGCGCTCGAATGGACCGAAGTGGCGCTTTATTGCCAGCGCGAGAAGCACCGCCTCCCTGACAAGCATCACGAGTCCATCGACGACATGGCGTCGCGCACTGTGTGGGGACGCGAGCCAACTCCGAAGCAGCATCAATACCTGCACAGTCTGTTCTTCAAACTCGGGGGCGAGCTCACTTGAACCCGCAAGCTCAACCCAATCGGCCTACCGTGTTCGAAGCTGCGCTCGATTACGTGCGTTGCGGTATTCCAGTCTTTCCATGCAACCCGATTGATAAGAGACCGCTCACGCCGAACGGATTTAAAGCTGCGACTAGAGATGAAACACAAATCCTCGCATGGTGGCAGCAATATCCCAATGCCATGATCGGTGCGCCGATGGGTCCCGCGAGCGGGATATGGACGATCGATCTCGACCTCGATCCCGCCAAGAAGATCGACGGCAAGGCCACGCTCGACCAGTTGATCGCGCAGTGCGGGCCGCTCCCGCCTACCTGGGCAACCGTCACTCCGCGCGGCGGCCGGCATTTGATTTTTGCTTGGGACCCCAACGTCGAAATCCGCAACAGCGCGGGCAAGATCGGTCCCGGCATCGATGTGCGCGGCAACGGCGGTTACATCTGTTTGCCACCGAGCCGGAACGCCACCGGCGGAGCGTATCAATGGGAACCAGGCGGACCGCAGAATGCTGCCCTGGCGCCGCCTTGGCTGGTCGCGCTTGCCAAGGCAACGAAGGCGAGGGCGTGGGCGAGGGCAGCACTCGAGCGTGAGTGCAAGAACGTCGCCGCCGCCTTACCGGGCACACGTAATACCACGCTCAACACCGCTGCGTTCAATCTATTCCAGATTGTCGCCGGCGGCGGCCTCGACGAGCAGGAGGTGCGCGATCGGTTGTTCGAGGCGGCGGAGACTTGCCGGCTGGTCGCCGATGATGGCGTCGCGGCGGTCGAAGCCACGATCGAAAGCGGCGCACAGGCTGGCAGGAAACAGCCGCGCACGCGACCGCAACCGCTATCGCATGGCGGCATCCGTCCCACCATTCAAATCATGGACGGACAACTGTTGCGCATCCTGGGCGAGACCGAGGATGCGTTGCTCGCTTCGGGGCTGCCGGTTTTTTCGCGCGCCGGAATGTTGGTTGAGCCCGTCGCCGAGAACATGTCGGCATCAGACGGGCGCACGACTACGGTCGCGCGTTTGCGCGAGCTCTCACCGGAGAGTTTCCTAGGGCCGGCCGCCGAGAGCGCCGCATTCCAGAAATACGATCGCAAGCGCAATCAATGGGTCGACACCGACCCGCCGTTGCGGCACGTGCGCGTGATCCTCGCGAGTGAGCGGCGCTGGCGGTTCCCGCATGTGAGCGGCGTCATCACCACGCCCACGCTGCGCCCGGATGGTTCGCTGCTCGCCGAACCAGGCTATGACCCCGAGACCGAGCTCTATTTGCAGCCGGGGCTTCAGCTTCCGCCGATACCGGATCACCCGACCAAGGATCAGGCGCTCGCGGCGCTCAACTTACTGATCGACCTGCTCTCGGAATTTTCCTTCAAACGCATCGGAGGCGAGCACGAAAGGCGGCTCAACCGTTCGGTCGCGCTGTCGGGACAGCTGACACCCTTGGTTCGCGGTTCGCTTCCCACCGCCCCCATGCATCTGATCACTGCTCACATGGCGGGAACGGGCAAGAGCTATCTCGTTGACACCTTCGCCGTGGTCGCTACCGGCCGGCTCTGTCCCGTCATCACGGCGCTCAAGAGCGTCGAGGAGACCGAGAAGCGGCTCGGGTCGATTATTCTGAGCGGCATTCCGATGATCTCGCTCGACAACTCCATGCACGACCTCGGCGGTGAGTTCCTATGCCAAATCGCCGAACGCCCAGTGGTCAAGGTGAGGATACTCGGCCGCAGCGAGACGCCAGATTGTGAGGTCCACACCGCGGTCTACGCCACCGGCAATAACATCAGCTTCCGAGGCGACATGGTCCGCCGCGGGCTGGTCTGTAACCTCGAAACGCTCGACGAGCGGCCGGAGCTACGGAGGTTCAAGCGCAACGCGTTGCGGCAGGCCGGGGCGAACCGGGCGACCTACGTCGCGGCCGGCCTCACGGTGATGCGCGCCTACCTCGCCGCGGGGGCGCCCGAGGTGTGTGGACCATTCGGCAGCTATGCCGAGTGGTCGACCATGGTGCGCAGCCCGCTGGTTTGGCTGGGGGAGCCGGATCCGGTGGCAAGTGTCGACACAACCCAGGCCGAGGACCCTGAGCTCGCTGAGCTCCGCGAGTGGTTCATCCTGTGGCTGGCCGAATTCAGGACTGATGAGCCCTACAGGAGTGCCAGCTTCGTCGAGGCTGCGTCGGTAGCGCCTGCCGGTTTCAACTCGAACCCGCTCAAGCAATTTCTCCTGCGCGTGGCCAGTGACAAGGACGGCAACATATCGCCCAAAAGGGTCGGAGAGTGGCTACACCGCAACACCGGGCGCGTGGCGCGGATCGCCGATGGCCGTAGGTTCTGGATGATCAAGGGACACGATCATTACACGAACGCTGCGACCTTTCAGCTCTCGGAAGCGAGGTGAAAACTCCGGGACCTACGGGAGCTTCGGGATAGCTGTCTACACCTCCAGCTTTTTTGCCTGCGATCTCGCGCGTACTGATAGTGGAGCTCCCGGAGGTCCCTGAGGTCCCGGCAAATATAAAGGAGTGGTTCACATGCCCGGCAATCAGGACAAGTCCTCGGTTACGGCACGGGGCGAGAGCGCTTCGGTCAAGTCACAGCTTGATACCTTCCTTGCCGAGATCAAACAGCTCGCCTCGACCGGGACAGACACGCGTGGACGCCTCATCTTCGCCCTCGATGCCACCGCTAGCCGGGAAACAACCTGGGACACCGCCCGCAAGCTCCAAACCGAGATGTTCCAGGCCGCCGCTACCGTTGGTAGCCTCGACCTCCAGTTGGTCTATTACCGCGGTCTCGACGAGTGCCGCGCCTCACGCTGGATCTCCGATTCCGCACAGCTCGCCAAGATCATGTCGTCAATCATGTGCCGCGCCGGTGAGACCCAGATCGAAAAGGTCCTTACCCACGCCAGCAAGGAAACCAAGCTGCTCAAGGTGAGCGCGCTCGTATTCGTGGGCGACGCCTTGGAGGAGAGCCCCGATATCGTCCTTAGCGCGGCTAGCGCCCTCGGCCGTCTCGGCGTGCCTGCCTTCATGTTCCAGGAGGGTCGAGATCGTCTGGTCGAACAGACCTTCCAGGACATCGCACGCCTGACCCATGGCGCCTATTGTCGCTTCGATCCCGGGGCCGCCCGTCAATTGGCCGAGCTCCTACGCGCAGTCGCGGTCTTTGCTACCGGCGGACTGACAGCGCTCGCCGACCAGCACAATGCCAGCGCGGTCAAGCTCCTGAGCCAGTTGAGGTAAGGAGACGCGCTTATATCGAAATCGGCTGTATAGACTGCGCGGGAACAAAGGTTCCTTTCACCTTTATGGTTGCAGCCTTTGGAACAGGTACCCGGCGAAAATGGTCCGACCGCTTGCTGTTGGAAAATCACCCCATGCTCCGTTCTGGTGGTTTGCGCGGGTCCCAGGTCACCATCGCCTACAACGGTCGGACACAGATCGTGGCGCTTGAGCACGAGTGGACCATGGGCGAACGTCGGCAACGACCGTGGTTCCGCTGTCCGGACTGCAATCGACGCTGTCGCCTCCTGCACGAAAAGGACGGCGCCGGCTTCGTCTGCAGGCTTTGTAGCGGCTATGACTACAGTTGCAGGCATCGCAGCCGCGCCCTCCCGGCCTTGAAACGGGTCAGGAGGGTAAAGCCTGGCTTGCCTCACAGAGCCCTCGCGCGCGAGAGGATCATTGCTGAGGTCGAGATTGCTCGGCTGTTACGTGCTACAGTCTCCGACCTCGAGCGGAGAGCCAAAGCGAGGCAAGCGATGACCGACCCCACATCCGACGACGGCCGCGATGATTTCATCCTGCAGGAGCGACTGGGCGGTCGCTCTGCGCGCAGTATTAGCAAGGAGCTACGTTGCACCGTCGGCGAGGTGGATGCATCGCTCGACCGCACGCTGCCGAAGATCGATAACGATGCACGGCGGCGCTACGTCGCGCTTGATATGAACCGCCTCGATAGACTGCTGGAGACGTTCTACAAGCGTGCGATCGAGAATGCGGATGCGCAAGCCGGGTTGCTGGTGGTGAAGATCCTCGAGCGGCGAGCATCGCTGCTCGGCCTGGACAGCCCGCAGAAGCTCGACATCGTGCAGGTGCAGCCGCAGGAGGCGCCGCAAGGCCACGATCGGATTTTTGAAATTGATCATGCGGATTAAACACGGTCCCGGCTGGCAGCCGGGCAACGGTAACGGCTCGGATCCGGCAGCCGGCAACGGTGGTAATTGGCAACGGCTCTCGGGAGCCCCACTAGAACGGGCCGAGACTGCCGGCGGGTCGGGCGAGGATGCGTTGTTGACGCCCCCCTGGTCCGGACGCCCCCGATGAACGAAAGGCGAACCGGCAGCCTCCTTACCGCCTCTGCGGGGCGGTTCATCGATGAGATAGCCACATAACCAATTGATCCAGCAGGTTAATTTGGCCTGAATGGGAGGAAAATCTACCCTTGCCAACGGTCCCATCTGGCCCTATCTTTGACACGTTGACGGGCGGTAACGTGTAATAGAGCAGGGTCCCATGCGTGGGAAATTTATCTCTTATCTGCGGGTCTCGACCGACAAGCAGGGCGTCCGAGGGTACGGCATCGCGGCGCAGCGAAAGGCGGTGAAGGACTATCTCGACGGTGGCCGCTGGCAACTGTTGGGCGAGTTCGTCGAAGTGGAGAGTGGTAGGCGCAACGATCGGCCGCAGCTCGCCCGCGCGCTTGCGGCTTGTAAGAAGCATAGGGCCAAGCTTGTCATCGCGAAATTGGATCGGCTCGCCCGCAATGTCCGGTTCATTGCAACCCTGATGGATGGGAACGTTGAGTTCGTCTGTTGCGATATGCCGCAAGCAACCAGGCTCACGATCCATGTGCTGGCGGCTGTTGCTGAGCACGAGCGCGAAATGATCGTGAAGCGCACCAAGGAAGGGCTGGCAGCTGCGCGCGCTCGCGGTGTGAAGTTGGGCAATCCTGCGCTTCCGGCAGCCAACCGCGCCGCAGCCTTTGAGCGAGCAGAAGCATTGCGCCCCATCTTGGCGGAGCTTTCCGAGCTATCGGCCACTGCTGCGGCAGCTGAGCTCAACGCTCGTGCCGTGGCCACGCCAACCGGGGCCAAGTGGTCTGCGATAACGGTCATTCGTGTGCGCCGGCGCCTTGCTCACGCTCGCTAACAGAAAATTTCAGCTCGAGACCCCGACGCCTTGAAAATCCGGGCGTGAACTTTTCCGGCCAACCGGAGAGCGCCACCCTCGCAGATAAAGTATCCTATGCGAGGTTTGTGCGGCGCAGCAGACCTTCGGCGCGCGCGCAGGAGCGGCGGTGATCCCGCTGCGGGGGTGAGGGGCAGATCCTCTGATGCGTTACGACGGCTCGAGCAAGCGAAGCTCGTCATCGTCGATCATGGCGGCTCTCTCCCATGGTTGCAGCACTTCCAGCTTGCGAGCGAGCGCCGCGAGATCCACGTCCGTCGCCACCACGCTGCGCGTCTTGGTGTCGATGAGCATGTGCTTGATGTCGCCGCCGCGACGGTCGGCGCGCAGTTGTTTTCGCTCGTGCGCGAGAGCGCGATTGATGCGGCCCTTCAGTGCGCGGTGCGAAATCACGATCGTGGACCTGGCCATGGTCGCGCCTCCGAAAAGGGCCCGCGACCAAAGACGAGCCACGACCCACTGCCGGGTGTGCTGACGAGCCGCCCCGCGAAGGCAAGGCAAGGCAGGGCTTTTGAGGGCCGCCGACGGGCGGCCCTCCGCGTTTCTAAACGAGGAACGACAGCATGAGCGAAGAGGCGCTCGGCCTTCATTGCCAGCGCAGCATTGGAAAAAATTCGCCGCGGGACCTAAGCCATGGGTGGCGGTGCGGCTGCGATTTGGGCGCTTTTTGAATTTTAGTACCACGGTACTAAAAGCCGATTCACTGCCCGCGAACCTCACCGAGCGCCGGTTCCGTAATGCGCGCCAACAAACGAGGCAAGCGATGAATATCGAAAACCAGCACAAGCGCGTCGATGTGGTCACGCTGCAAAAGCTCGCCGAGCAGATCAGGCGCGACGTGGCCGATCCCAATATCCACGGCCTCAACAAGGGCGCCGCGTTGTCCATCGCCGAGATCATCAGTCAATCGATCGGCGCGCCCTTGATGCAGCCCACCTATGAGCAGGGCACCCGAATGGCTGACGCGCTGTATCCCGGTGACAATGCGCTGCGCGCGCCTTCAATTGGGGGGTGGCCTGGACGATGTTTGCATTGCATTCCGACAAGGTGCGCGACCAATGATGACCGACGAGGAGCGGACAGAGCTTCGCCGCGAGCTCGGCGCCGCCATCATCGGCGACCGCATGCGGCCCAATGCTCGCCGCCTGCTTAAACTTCGTACTGATCGTTGAAGGGGGTTCACACACCGCAGGGGGTGGATTTATCGTGCGAGCTCCCCCATCATTGCAGGAGATTCTCCATGCTTCCTGCTTCCGACCTCGCTGACATCCTCGCCAACCTCGGCGCTCTCAATCTCCAACCGAACACCGCCGCGCAGATCCTCGCCGCTGTGCTCGCGCCGCTGCTCCGGAGCGCGGATCCCAGACCCGCCGGATCTCCCGCGCCGGCGCGCCGAACGGCCACGATCGAAGCCGCGCAGAGCCCCGCCGCGGAGGCGGAAGAAATCCCGGTCTCGGGTGGCGGCTGCAGTTGCTGGCGAGCCCGCAGACGGCCCGCGCCAGCGCGCCGCACGCGCGCTCGCGGCCAATCCCGGCGTCTCGCTGACCCGTGCGCCGAGATCGCCGGCGTCAGCCGCAGCACCGTCGCCAACGCGCGCGGCGAGCTCGGCGCCGAGGCGCGCAAGCCGAAGCCCGCAAAGCCGCTGACCGAATCCCGCCAGCGGGCGCAGCGGTTTCTCAGAGACACGCTCGCCCACGGCCCCAAGCGCGTGACCGACGTCGAGGAGGCCGCCGAAAAGGCCCACGTCGACGCGCACGCGCTCGCGCAGGCGCGGTGACCTCGGCGGCGTCGTCGGCCGCGCCAATACCGGCGGGGCGCACGCCGTGCAATGGCCGTTACCGAGCTAGGATGATGGGGTTTGCGGGGCGGCGAGCGCTCGCAGAAATGGACGGCTTACGTTGACGTCCGCATCCACTCCGGGGGCAACTCATGCTTAAGCTCGAAACCAAGTCGGACCTAGAACGCCTCAAGAATGACGACATTCAAGAAAGCGCGACGCTCGACTACAAGGACGCGGCGGCGCTTGGGAAGACCAGCCCGCAGCGGAGCGAGCTTTGAAAGGACGTGTCGGCCTTCGCCAATTCCGCCGGGGGACAAATCATCTACGGGATACAGGAGGATGGTCACCATCCTGTCCGCGTCCAAGACGTTGATGCGGTCAACCCCGCTGACATAAGCCGAGAGTGGATTGAGCAGGTCATCGAGTCCAATATCCAGCCGCGCATCCAAAATTTGCGCATCCAGCCCATCGATTTGCCGACGACCGCGTGGCCTATGTCATTACGATTCCGCAGGCAACATCTAACGCTCCTCACCAGGCTCCTGACAACAAATACTACTACCGACAAAACTTCCAGTCAGTCCCGATGGAGGATTACCAGGTCCGCGACACCATGCGGCGGGCGACCACGCCCGAGAATGCGGCGGGCGACCACGCCCGAGCTTTACGTGCGCCTATCGTTGCCGCGCGGCAAGACCGTGCAAATCGAATTTGCCTATCAAAGCATGCCGTCTAAGCCCATTATTCTGAGCGCGTTGGTTGGCAATCGATCTGCTCAGCCGGCCCTTTATACTTTTGTTCGGCTAGGGATCGATACCGGCATCATTTCGAGTCTACCTGGCGGCGATTTCACGCCTGTTGGCGAGCGCACCGACGCCGACGGTGTTCCACAGAACTGGCTCATGCGCCGCATTTCCACGCCGCCTGAGCTGCCGATTTTCAAGGAGGCCGACATGACCCGGTCAAGCATGCCCCTTGCCTTTCCCCGTTTGACCGGCGAGCACCGGTTTCGCATCACGACGCTCGTGCAAACGCCCGGTTACAGCGCAAGTGAGCACTGGGCTATTCTCCAACAGGGGCAACTCCTACAGCTCTTGGAGCCTGGACACCCGCGTGCCCGATAGACCTTTTGTGATTGCCGACGCAGGGCGACGCGCGAGGCCGCGATGGCGGCGTTCTCGAAGGGTTCGCGGAGGGGGTAGTTCTAAGATCGGGAAGTCCGCCTTCGGGGGCAAAGCAGACAAAGCAAGCCGGAGTCGTGGCCCGGACAGCGATCCGTTGAGCGGTGCCCCGCATGCCGCCCCGCGCCGGGGGCCACGCAGTTAGGGTGGTATCGTCGCATTTACGCACCCTCGCACGGGAGGGGCGCATGACAGTCAACATCGGACGACGGGAATTGCTGGCCGCACTCGGCGGCGCGGTCGCATGGCCGCTCGCGGCACACGCGCAGCAGGGTGGCAGGGTCCCTCGGATCGGTTTCCTTTATCCTGGTGCCGAGACGCTCGGGCTAGCGAGAATTGCCACATTGCGGGAAGGTCTGCGGGCCGCCGGCTATCGTGAGCCGGACCAAGTCGAATTGATCACCCGAGTGACCGGAGGCGACCCGAGCCGTGTTGGTCCGATGGCCACAGAACTCATCGAGCGCAAAGTGGACGTTCTCGTCCCGCTCAGTCCAGCGGCCGTCCAGGCCGTAAGATCGCTGACTACGACAATTCCGATCGTGGCGTTCGATCTAGAGACCGATCCGATCGGCAGTGGCTTGGTCAAGAGTCTGGCGCGGCCGGGCGGCAACGCCACCGGCTTCATGTCTTATGAATACAGTCTGGCCGCAAAATGGCTGGAACTCCTCAAGGAGATTGCGCCGGTGCCGAGACGCAATGCCGCGTTGAGCGCGAGGGCGTTGGTGC